CTGCTCCAGAACCATACCTTACCTGGACTCTTGGATTGCCCCAGGGAGCATCTCTACAAACCCGCTGGTGCTGCCATATTCGCTCAGTACCGTACCTGCATAACCGCCTAATGCCGCCGCATAATCCGAAGCATCATCACGTAGTACTGGAACTAAATACATGAAAGATACGTTAGGAACGTATGAAGCGTTCCAATCTGCGGCTTCAATGATCTGATCTAAGGTTAAAATGCCATAGGGCATGAACAGAAATGCGCCAAAATTGTTAGAAGCTTCCGCAGAAGCTTGAAGCGTGTCAGTCACAGTCATCGCGAGAGAACCATTGCTGAAAATTGCTTGATCTCCCCAGCCAATGGCATTTTTTAAATCCGTACCCGTGCCAACCGACGCAACAATAACGTCCGCCACAACGGCATCTCCGCCCACAAAATTAAAAGCGCCGCGGGACGCATCATAAACTACCGTAGCCGCCGTCCACTGCGTGCCTGTCTCCGCATTAATTGCGTCTTGTAACAGGGTTGCTACATCCGCCAAACTCGCCACAACTGACAAATCAATTCCTGTCAAATTGTTGCTCACGCCGCCTAAGGTCAACCGTAAAGAACCGTTCGTGATCGCTTGAAATTGAGCAAGCGTGGTGGAAAAACGCGAACCGAATATTTTCGGCGCGACATTCGCGTTAACGTAGCTAGCAAATGAGATTTTCCGGGGTGAGAAAAAAGTCTTGCTGACAAATTCAAAATAGAATTTAGCGCGGGCATATTCTTCGGAAGAGGTGCCGAAATAATCGCCAACACTGGATAAAGTGGTAAACTCAGAAAAAGAATTCGTGGGAATTAACGCGTTAGTCGTAAAGATTCGAGAAATATAATCTCGGGTTTGGACAACATTCCCCGCCGCAACAAATGAAGAGATATCCACATATTTCGTAAAAGCGATCGCCATTTTTATACCTCGTATATTTTAAATTCAGTTTCACTAGTCGCAGGAACCGTAGAAGTGCTCGTGTCGCCATGCGTAAGTTGTATGTCAAAAGAAGGGGAGGCTTCGTTCTGCCCACGGTCATCTTTAAAATACGGGTTTCTAACTTCCGTACTTCTCAAAACCCCTATCTTATTTGTGCTAAAAGTGTTTATCGCCGCTTGACTTGCTAAGATGCGCGCGCACAAATTAACTAGGTCAGAAGCGGTTAATTGCGAATAGTCCACAACCGCCTGCGGTATTTGCCGCACCCACGCTTCAATTTGAAACGTCGTTATGTACCGTTGCTTCTCCGATAAATCGCCTTGCTCGTATATTCTGGATCCAAAACCGTAACGTTGATCTTCTAATTTGAAAAAATAAACCGTCGCGTCAGTATTAGCACCTTGTTGCGTGGGCTGAAAAGCTTGTTTAACCGGAACGCTACCTTGCCCGTTTGCGGCCAACCCCGTGAGCAACACTTCGCGCAATACTTTTATAAGCGCGTTATCCTTCATCGTCGATTTTCACTAATAAAATACAAACCCAACCATCGATGGCGAACCAATCCGTCTCGCTTTCCGCTTTGAAAAGTTTTCCATCGTAAACCAATTGGTCGCCTGAAACGTTTCTATCAACAGGCAACGCGTTCTTAGACACGTAAAAATTAGCGTAATACTTACTCAAATCGAGACCATACTGTTCGTATAAATTACGCTTGACCGCTTGAAAACTGCCAAGAATCGCAACGCCTGGCTCTTCATACGCGGAAACATCTTGCCCTATCTCGTTATCTGCTCTTCCCAAGTACCGTTGATAGATAACCATCTGTCTCGCAATTGCAGTCAATGCGGTATTTAGTAGATTAGATCCCGGTATCATTTATCGCTATCTAAAGAATGGGTGACTGAGTTGAAGAGAAGCCCCGAATCCACTAAGGGTTTACGGATCGATTTTGTGTCCACGCCACGTTTTCTTTTTGCAATTCGAGTTTTTACAGTTTTTTCAGACAAAGGGGGTGAATTCACCGCTTTAATTTCTTTTTGAAAATCTCCCCTAACCAAGAAACCCAAACGGTCAAATACCGTCCAGAATCGAAGCTTCCCCGCTAAAACCTGTTGGTAAAGCCCTGTCGCAATCGCCGACCACTTCTCTTTATTCTTATTGATCGCGGGGCGCATAAAAGGACGCGGCGGTACGTTTTTCTTAGCGTTTCCGAATTCCGCGGCATACGCGGTTTGCGCCGTAGTGACGCCCTTGTTCGGGTATTTCTTATTGCCTAAAAAACCGACTTTTAACGTCTTGTTCTGTTGCGTATCTTTAATTAAATTAGAGAGTACGATCCATCCGGAGCCTTTTTCGTGTTTCACTTTAAAGCCCATGACCTGTTCCCTATAAAAAAATGCCCGCCACTTTACGAAACGCCGAACCCTCAGGAAGTCCGCCGATATACATTCCGCCAACGGCCGCCGCTTGTAACAGCGCTAACAACTGTTGCCCGTAGCCCGTTAAACTCAGCCACCATTGCCATTGCGTTTTGATCGGTGCCGCGGTTAAAGACACTCGTACCAGATCAACCTGTGCTTGCTGCACTAACCCGGGAACTTGACCCGCATTTATCCACGTATTTAAAAGTAATAAATGCGCGGTCATTAACGTCAATGCGGTGTATCTACAATCCCCCGACAGATACCCGTAGTCTGAATTCTCGATATAACAAGTAGCCGTCGTAAACGTATTTGAAATCATCACGTCCGGGTATATCGTCTCATTCGAGAATTGCGGATAACTCACCCGAAACGCGGGGATATCTATCGAATACGGCGCGGGCATCGTTACATGCCTGCTTTAATACGTGCTTCTTCGTCTAAATGCTCGGCTTTGATACGGGATTTAACCCGCTCATCTTTAGTCGTCGACGTAATGGGAGCGGCGTTGTCTTTTCCTTCCATATTTTTGACAACGGAAGGAATCTTTGCGCTTTCACGATCGATAACTAAAAAACCTTTTTCAACGTGACGTTGGAAGCTGGGATTAGCACGTAACAGTTCTAGCTCTTGATCGGATACAACGGTTTTTACCCCAACAGGCGTATGATCTTGCCTATCGGTATCGCCTCTCTTGATCTGCACTGCAACGTTCGCTTTGCCTTTGATCGTCACTTTGGCTTTTACCGCGGGCACTTCGTTCATGTTTCTGTTTGCATACAAAATGTAAACGGTATCTGCGGAAGCTGTTGAAAAAATAGCGGGCATACTTATCTCCTTAAATTCCAAAAAATCGAACGTTCGCAAAGGGGCGTTTGCATAAAACCCCTGCGGTAGCGTTCGCGTAACCTTCAATAAAGCGTTCAATTTGTCGTTCAACACCCAACATGTAAAACTTGGAAGGTACATACTGACCGAACACAACGCCGTCATCGGTAGATGAATCGTTTACTTTATCAGCGTATAGATAGCCAACGTTGTCCCCAATGTGTGCGCTGTCCAATTCAGGTGCAGAAAGAACACGCATTTTTGGGTAGGTCGCCTTGATCAACTGCATGACCGATTGATTGCCAAGCGCATTAATCTGATCTAATTGGTCAACGACGCTGGTGGGCAACAATAAAGTGGTTTCAGTTTCATGTGGGTTTACACGTTCTAAAGACTGCGTGCGTAAATTTGAAGCTGCTAGCCGAATATCGGCCCAAATTTCCAAATAAGTTTTTTCTGACCATTGTGTGAAACCGGATACGCCGTTCGGTACTTGATAGTATGCGGTTTCGTTAGGATCGTTCAATAGCCCGTATGTAGAACCTAAGCCATCGTTAAACCCGAAGAACCCTATCGCGTTTCTTAAAATTTCTAAGGCTTCGGCAGCCGCGTCACGAACGTTTGACGCGTAGTCGATACGTGCACGGGAGGCGCGCATTTCTTGTAACATGGGTACTTGCATCCCAAGCTTAAATTGCTCGACGGTTCGATAAACCCAGTTAATGTTGAACGAACTAAAAGGGATGTTGCTGGTATCCCCATAAGGAACGGCTTGCCCGGTTAATTCCGCTTCGCCTTGTACGATCTGTCGATCTTCAAACGCACCGATCGTATACATGCCGATAGCGGTATCAATCATTCTTTCTGCAGTGATATATCGCACGAAACCCGGTAAAAAGTTCTGTAAGAACTGGACGGGGGTGATAATAGATGGTGTAGTTAATCCGGGTTGCAAAGGGTTTAACGATTCGTCCATCGCGGCGCGAATAAATTCTACCGCTGAACGTAAACCGCGATTGCTAAAATGAATCCCGACATCGCTCAATTGTTTATACTGCGATACGGCGCCGTCCATCGAGAAAGCAGCGCTGATTGCTTGCGCGGCGGCAGCCACTTTTCGACCGGGGACGTAACTGTGAATTTGGGAAGATCTATTCTCTATGCTCATTTTTTTCCTCTTATTTTAGGGGGTTACAGGTACGTCGGTCACGGTGATTACGGCAATACCGGCTGCAGTAACGTTATATCTGTCCACTTTTGCGTGTGCAAATGCAAACCCTACCGGAATTGGACCTGCTGGAACAACCGTCGCTAACACACCCGTGGTGGTGTTATACACAACAAGATCCCCGATCGCGGCGGGTGCGGGTAGCGCTACGAATAGCGAACCCATATTTAAAATGTCAGCCACCGTTTCATTTGCTAAAGTCAAGGTCGGCGCTAAGGGACCGCCTGCAACCGTACCAAAACTTGCATGCGCTTTTGGGTTAATTAAAAACCCTGCAAACGCGCCCGTTCCACCTGCTTGAGCCACACCGTCTTCTCCCAACACCACGGTGAACGCCCTACCAAAAACGTTGTTTGCGGCGTCAACCGAACGCAAAATGAAAGGCTGCGCACGATTAGGGCTTT